CAGAAGATGACGACAACGGAGATGCGTCAGGAATGCATCCGACGAGTCGAGTTCCGCGCCGCACCCAGCACCGACGGCCTCACCCTCGAGGGGTATGCGGCGGTGTTCGACGAATGGACCGACATCAACGACTATGAGGGTTCGTTCCGTGAACGGATCGCACCTGGCGCCTTTAAGCGGACGCTCGGGCAGCGGATGCCGGTGCTGCAGTTCGATCACGGCAGCCATCCGCTGATCGGGTCGATCCCGCTCGGCCGGATCACCTCGATCGTGGAGGATTCGCACGGTTTGCGTGTGAAGGCCCGTCTGTCGGACAACTGGCTGGTGGAACCGGTGAGGGATGCGATCCGTGACGGTGCGATCTCTGGCATGTCGTTCCGGTTCCGTGTCGTCGACGACGCCTGGACTCGCACAAAGAACGGCATCGCCGAACGCACGATCCGTGAAGTCGAGTTGTACGAGGTGGGCCCGGTCGTGTTCCCGGCCTACGAACAGACGACGGTGGGGGTGCGTTCGAAGCAGGCTTTGAGTTTGCTGCAAGACCCAGAAATTCGTGGTGAAATTGCACGCATGTTGATCTCAGGCACCGATGTCGAGCAGACGTCGCCCGCCTTTACCGACGGCCCGGCAGACAGCCACCCGTCGGAACCCGACACCCCGGTCGAGCGCCACGTGTCGATCCCCAACCTTTCTCAGCGACGAGCTCGTCTCGTCCTGGCCGGAATCACCAAGGAGTGAACCGAAATGAACTTGTCAGAAATCCGTGCTCGCATCGTCGAGCTGTCCGAGAAGGCCGACATCACGGCCGATGAGACTGTCGAACTCGACGCGCTGCTGGAGCGGTTCGAAGCAGAAACGCAGGCTGAAGAGATTCGTGCTGCCCGTGCCGCGCGGGTCGAGGCCGCCAAGGCAAAGGTGACCGAGCGTGCCGCCGGCTACGACGTCCAGGTGATGCGTCAGGTCAACACCGACCTCGACGTCCGTTCCGCCTCCCAGATGGAGATCCGTGACGCCGCTCTGAAGATGCTGGACCGTGACGGCCGTGACCTGAACACCCGTCAGGGTGACCACGTCGAGAAGCTGCTGCGCACCAAGAACGGCAACACCGACGGCGTCGTCATCGCCAAGCGGATGCTGCTGACCGAGAACGACAACTACCGGTCGGCTTTCGCGAAGGCTGTGACGTCGGCGCAGCCCGCCTGGACCGCCGAAGAGGCCCGTGCGATTTCCGAGTTCCGTGCGATGTCGGGTGGAACCGACACTGCAGGGGGGTTCGGCGTGCCAGTTTTGGTCGACCCGTCAATTATCCTTACAAGCGGGGTGACCGCCGCTCCGGTGCTCGAGCTGGCCCGCATCGTCACCATCACCACCGACGAATGGAAGGGCGTGAGCTCGGCCGGTGTGTCCTGGTCATACGACGGTGAAGGCACCGAAACGTCGGACGACTCGCCGACGTTGGCGCAGCCCACCGTGCCCGTGTACACGGCTCGTGGTTTCATCCCGTACAGCATCGAGATCGGCGACGACTATCCGTCGTTTGCCGCCGAAATGCGCCGCCTGCTCGATGAGGGTTACATCAACCTCGTCGCCCAGCAGACGATCACGGGCTCGACCCCGACCGGCATCTTCACCGCTCTCGACGCCAACACCAACGTCGAGGTCGTGGTCGGCACCGACGGCCAGTTCACCGCACCTGATCTGTTGAAGGTGTGGAAGAGCCTGCCGGAGCGTTACCGGGGCAACGCCACATGGATCATGTCGACCGATGTCGAGAACGAGATCCGCACCTTCTCGGCCAACGACACCGGCGCCTACTACACCGTCAACATCACGCAGGGTGGCATCGGGAACCTGTTCGGCCGTCCGGTCCGGACCACGGATTACGCACCCGAGTTCACCGGCACCACCGGTGCCGCCAACATCCTGGTCGTCGGCGACTTCTCCAACTTCCTCGTGGCGCAGCGAGCCGGAATGTCGATCGAGCTCATCCCGCACCTGTTCGGCACCACCGCAGGCCGGCCCACCGGTCAGCGTGGCTGGTTTGCTTATGCGAGGCATGGCTTCGACTCGGTCAACGATCTCGGGTTCCGGTTGCTCCAGAACCAGTGATCTGAAGTCGGGTGAACCGACCGCCCCGCCGGCTGATGGGCAGCAGTCGGCGGGGCACCTGCCCCACTGCCCCACACAGTTAGGAGAACTGCCCGATGCGTTTAGCGCTCCCGAAGTCCGATGGGTTTGTGACCCATCCTGCGACCGGCATGCGAGTCATGTTGCGTCGCAACGACGAATGGCCCGCCGACGATCCGTTGGTGATCGCCAGGCCCGACTTGTTCCGCATCCTCGATGTCGTCGAGCAAGCATCCGCCGAACCCGGTGTTCGCAGGCAGGTGCGTCGTGGGTGACAAGGTTTCGATGGCGTGGGTGCACGGCAACGAGGTCACACACTCCTGGCATGCGTCAGTGGTGGCCCTCTTGTCATACGATGTTGCGCACCGTCAGCGTGTGGTCGGCGCACAATGGTTTGCCACCAAATACGGAACAGGCGGCATCGTCCAGGCGCGCAACGACACGGCCAAGCAGTTCCTCGAGCATGGCGGCGACTGGCTGTATTGGATCGACACCGACATGGGATTCGCACCCGACACCGTCGATCGACTGGTCGAGGCCGGTGATCCGGAGAAGCGTCCGGTGGTCGGTGCTCTCTGTTTTATGAACCGTGAGATCTCGACGGACGGCATGGGTGGCTACATCATCCAACCGAACCCGACGATCTTTCAGTGGTGGAAAGACGAGGTCGGGGGCGGATTCAAAGCCGACCCCAACTACCCACGGGATCAGCTGATTCAGGTCGCCGGCACCGGTTCGGCCTGTCTTGTCATCCATCGCAGCGTGTTCGAACGCATTCAGGAAAAGTTCGGGCCGTCTTGGTACAGCCCGGTGCAGTCGACGATTGACGGCACATGGCTGTCTGAGGATCTGTCGTTCTGCATGCGGTGCGCGGCGTTGGAGATCCCGGTGCATGTGCACACCGGGGTGCAGACAACGCATTTCAAGTGGATGTGGCTGGATGAACGGTTCGTGGATCGGTTGACTCGGGTGGAGCCGCCGACATGAAACTCGGTGTGATCGTCCCATCTCGAGGTCGCCCGCAGGCGATGGCCGAACTGGTCGAAGCGTTTGATGCCACATGTCGGGCTGATACCCGTCTCATTTGCCGTGTGGACGACGATGACGACCTGGACGCATATCGGGCCGCTGTGCCCGGTTCGCTGTTCGTAGGGCCCCGTGTAGGGCTCGGTGCGTCAATCAACGAGATGGCATCCACCTGGGTCGACAAGGTGGACTGTCTCGGTTTCATGGGTGACGATCATCGGCCTCGCACCGTCGGCTGGGATGAACGGATTCTGTCGGTGATTGAGAAGGAGCCGTTGGGTGTGGTTTACGGCGACGATCTTCTCCAGGGCCGCAACTTGGCGTCGCAGGTGTTCATGGGTTCGGAGCTGGTGCGCCGCCTCGGGTTCTTCAACCCGCCAGGGATCAAGCACATGTACATCGACAACTTCTGGATGACTCTGGGCACCAACCTGGGCACGTTGCAGTTCCTTGAGGATGTTGTGATCGAACACATGCATCCGATCGCCGGCAAAGCCGAATGGGACGCCGGCTATCGAGAGGTGAACGCTCAGGCCGTCTATGACGCCGACCGTGCAGCGTTCGACGCCTACCTGCGCACCGATCTGCTGAACGATCTGATCAGGGTGACACGGCGATGAAAATTCTGATCACCGGCCATGAAGGTTTCGTGGGGCGTGAGTTCTGTCGTCAACTTGACGGTCATGACATCGTCGGAGTTGACCTGAAATCTGGTCACGACTGTCGTGACTTCTTCCGTGTCGACGACACCAAGTTCGACCTAGTGGTGCATCTGGCCGCTGTGGTGGGTGGCCGAATGAAGATCGATGGGGCACCGTTGGAGGTGGCGACCGATCTGGCTATCGATTCGGACATGTTCCAGTGGGCGATGCGCACCAGGCCTGATCGGCTCATCTACTACAGCAGCTCCGCCGCCTATCCGGTCGATATACAGACCCGTGACTTCTACCGTCCGCAGTGGGAAGACGACATCGACCTGGACAACGTCGGCACACCCGATCAGACGTACGGTTGGGCGAAGTTGACCGGCGAAATCTTGGCGCAATACGCGCAGGCTGACGGGCTGAAGGTTCACATCTTCCGCCCGTTCTCCGGTTACGGCACAGACCAAGACTTGGATTACCCGTTCCCGTCGTTCATCGATCGTGCACTCCGCAAGGCCAACCCGTTCCATATTTGGGGTGACGGCACCCAGCAACGCGACTTCATCCACATGCGTGACGTGGTCGGGGCGTCGTTGGAGGCTGTCCGCCAGGACGTACAAGGTGCGACGAATCTGGGTTGGGGTCGTGCGACGTCGTTCAACGAACTGGCCGACATGGTGTGTGCTGCCGCCGGCTACAGCCCGCAGATCGAACATCTGCCGTCAAACCCTGTCGGCTGCTGGTTTCGGGTGTCGAACTCGTCGAAGATGCACGACTTCTACAAGCCTCGCATCAGTCTCGAGGAGGGGATCGAGATGGCGTTGAGAGGCGAAACGTGATCGAACACCGGCTGTTCCCTGAAGGCACTGTGCCGGAGTGGACGAAACCGGAGTGGCATGCGCTGCGGGAACGGGCACCACATGTCGATCAGGCCGGTCACCGTCCACGGTTGCAAGCTGCCGCGCAGATGGTGGGTCTGGTGTGGCTGCCAGGGATGACTGTCGTCGATCTGGGGGCCGGTGACGGCGGTCTGCTGTCTTTGTTGGATCGTGTCCCTGGTCATGCGAAGTGGGGTTATGACTTGACGGATGCGAACGTAACCGGCGCAGCTCAGCGAGGTGTCGATGTGCGCCTCGGCGACTGTGTCGACGGCGACGTCGAATGGGGTGACATTGCTGTCGCCACGGAGATGCTCGAGCATCTGGTCGACCCGCATGCGTTTGTGCGCAAGATCGCTGACCATTCACAATTCCTTATTGCTTCGTCGCCATGGACCGAAACCGCTGCTGCCCACTATGAGTTCCATGCGTGGGCGTGGGATATCGACGGTTATGCGCACCTCTGCGAAAGCAACGGCTGGAGTATTCTTGGGCATGTCAGCGTGAGCTGGTTCCAAGTGCTGCTGGCTGAGAGGGTTTGATGTCGCAACTGGTGACGACCGAAGAACTGAAAGCCATTCTCGGCATCCCTAACAGCGACCTGGTCGACGACCCTCGTCTGGCGATGGCATGTGATGCTGCGACGCAGATGATTCAGGCCGAATGCAGCCGCCAGTTCTTCGCCGACACGACCGCCACGGCACGGGTGTTTGTTCGTGAGAACCCGTGGGTGTGCGAGGTCGACGACATCAGTACCGTTTCGGGACTGATTGTGAAGACGGATGAAGACGACGACGGCGTGTTCGAAACGACGTGGGCTTCGACCGACTACCAGTTGGAACCCTTGAACGGGCGTCTGTCAGGTCAGTCGTGGCCGTACACCGCTATTCGTGCGATCGAATCCCGCTACTTCCCTGCCAAGGGTGGGCAGGCGTTGGTGCAGGTGACGGCCAGGTGGGGTTGGCCGGAGATCCCGAAACCCGTGTCACAGGCCGCACAGATTCAAGCGGTGTCGATCTTCAAGTCGGCGGATGCACCTCTCGGTATCGCAGGTTTCGGTGATATCGGCATCATGCGGTTGCGGCAGGCTATGCATCCTGTCGCGATCGCCTTGCTGCACCAGTATCGACGTGACCCTGTGATGGTTGCCTGATGGGTGCAACAGTGGTCCAGGTGCTCGACGGCTTGGTGACGGCGTTGCGCACGATCGATGGTTTGCGTTGCTATGACCGGCCGGCAGATCTGACCGCTGCACCAGCTGCGTTCACACTGCTCGAGGCGGTCGACTTCCAGAACGCTTTCGCACTCGGTGATCCCCGAATGGAGATCACAGTGACCGTGATCGTTGCACGTACGTCGGATCGGGCCGCTTATGAGCGTATGTCGGAGTATGTGGCTCCGACGGGCTCCAGGTCAGTGCGTGCAGCGATTGAAGCTGATCGCACCCTGGGCGGAGTGTGTCAAACTTTGATTGTGCAGCGAGCAGACAATATCCGGTCGGTGTCACAAGGTGACGCCGAGTATTTGGCCGTCGACTTCGGTATGACGGTTCATGCGTGAGGTGACTGTGGCCGAGTATCAGGTTTCTTCGAACAAGGTTGCAGGGTTGTCTTTCGGTGATGTTGTTTCCGATGATGATCTGCTTGGGGTGAATGTGGCGGCTCTCGTCGAGGGTGGTCATCTTGTCCCGAAAGCGGTGCGCAAGTCTGCCCGAGTCCAGGCCGATGAGGCCGCATCAGCCAAGGCCGATGAGGCCGAATCTCCTGAGGAGGATTGATCCAAGATGCCGAAATTTGTCTTGACGTCGCCGGTTATCACGGTGAACGCAATTGACCTGTCGGATCACATCGCGAGCGTGTCGCTGAACTCGACGCGCGCCGAAGTTCCCACCACCGCATTCGGCGACACCGCCGTCACGCGCATCGCCGGCCTGGGCGACAACAGCATCACGCTGTCGTTCCATGAGGACTTCGCCTCGAGCGAGGTGCACCAGACCGTGTACCCGTTGATCGGGTCGACGACGGCGATCACGGTGAAACCCGTCAACACCACGACCAGCACCGATAACCCGGTGTTTTCGATGACGGTGCTGGTCACCGAATGGCCGATCCTGAACGGCGCTGTCGGCGATCTTGCGACCGCCGATGTGACGTGGCCGGTGTCGGGCACGATCTCCAAGACCAACGCCTGATCTGAAAGGACCAGCTGCCCATGGCTTCATTCAACGTGCAGGTTGTACTCAACGACCAGGAGCACATGTTCCCGGTCAAACCTAGAACCGTTCTTGCTTTCGAACGCAAGTTTGGGATGGGTTTGGCGAAAGCGTTTTCGACGGATCAACGCATGGAGCACATCTACTTTCTCGGATGGGAATCGATGCGTTCGTCGGGTCATGTCGTGAAGCCGTTCGAGTCGTGGCTTGATGAGGTCGATGAGGTTCAACTGATCCCAAAAGACGAGTCCGTGGCGACATGATGACAACCGTCGCAACGATTGCGATTGCGACGGGGATCTCACCGAATGATCTGCTCGACTGTGATCCTGATGTCTTTGCGGAGATTGTCAGGATTTTGAACAAGCAGGCGGAGGCACGTAATGGCTGATGTTGTGATCAGCGCCCAGGTCGTCGGTGTCAAAGAGATGTTTGCGTTGTTGAAAACAACGGACAAGAAGTTGGTTCGTCAGACTCAGGCGGCCATGCGCACTGCGGCATCGCCGCTTGTCGCGCAGGCTCGCAGCATTACTCCTGCTGTTGCGCCGTTGTCGGGTTGGGCTCATAACGGTCGTGTCGGCTGGAAACAGTCCGATGTGATGTCTGGTTTGAAAGTGAGTATCGGCGGT